TCGAGTTCATCGCCCGGACCCGCCTCGGCGTTTTCTTCGGCCTCGTCTTCCAACGAAACCACGGCACACCACGGGTACGCGGGCGAGAACTTCGGGGCAGCCATTGGCGGACTACGCGATCGATTCCGTGAACGAGACCGCGAACGTCAACGGCCGATTCCACGTCGCACTCAGCGCAGCGTTGGAATGCTCGGTCGTCTGGTCCGAGCCGTAGAGGTGCAGCGACACGACGCTCGTCGACACCGTGGTGTCTCCGCCGGTCACGGTCGTTCCGTTCTCGTCGCCAGCGGACACGAAAGCCGCACGACGAACCGTCACGGTCTTGCCGTTTCGGCGCGTGTTCTGAATGACGGTCGCCGGAGAGAACGAGCTCCCGTCGGCCTGCGCGTACGTGCCGGCGTCGAACTGAACGGTGACGCGGCATTCGAGCATCTTGTCGGCGCTCGAATCCAGCGCGAGACCAGGCCCGATCGACTCGGTGAAGGCGAATGCGTTCTTGACGGTTCCGACGGTGACGGCCATGGGTATTTCCTTTGCTCAGACTCGGCGTTTCCACGCGGTGACGTAGATTTTCACCGCGGCGCCTGCCGAGGTGCTGGTGCCCGCCACGTAGACCGCGCGGAGCATGTTCCCGGGGTGACCCCCGATGAAGGTATTGGCGGCAAGCGCGGGAGTTGCGCCAGATGCATCGGTCGCATTGCCGACGACCGTGATGGTCGTGCTCGCGCCTGTGATTGCGCTGTACTTCACCGCCGCGCCTCCCGCGGACAGCTGCGGGAAGTGGAGCCAATCGGCCCACACTCCGCCGGAAACCTCGGCGGCTGCCGCAATCTGTCGCTGCAGGTAGACGTCGAGCGTGCCACCGGTTGCGCCGACGAGTGCCGCGTCGATCGTGAACCAGTCGTACTCTTCGAGCCCGCCGAGTGTCGCCGCCGACAACGCGGTACTCGCCACTGCCGGGCTCGTGTCGGAGATCGTGTAGAGGAGGCGGCGGGAGGTGGTCATTTCTTGTCGGCCTTGACGAACACGATCGCGCCGCCTTCGGGGCCGCTCAGGAGCAGAGACGCGGCGTCACCGGTGGCAGCGATGTGCAGCGGAACGAATCCCGCGAATCGCTTGTCACCGAGCCACGCTTGCGCCTTGTCGTACGCGGTGTCCCCTGGATTGCCCGATGCGGTGAACCGCTGTGCGGGCTGGACGATCGCGGTCATTCAGTTCGCGTCCGCGGCTTCTGCCGCAGCAAGCATGGCGCGGAGCTTTCGAGCTTCGGCCTTGAGCTTTTCCAAGTCCGCCACTTGCGCGTCGATAGCGACGAGCCTGGCGCGAACCTGATCGAAGAAGTCGACGGGCGCATCGGGCGCACTCGGGGAGGGGACCGGTGCAGCAACCGGACGCGCCGCCGACAAAGCCTCCGTGACCGCCATAGCAAGTGCCGGAGGCGGGGGATTCTTGAGCCGCATGATCCGTTGACGGACCCACATCAGGCTTTGCCGCTCTTCCGCGTTCGGGTTCTCGACGCCGGAGAGCATGTCGAGCTCGTTCTGCAGCCCTTGCAGCTCGGACGCCGCATCTGGATTCACGCTGATGGTTGGCGCGTCATCCATGGGAGCGCCGCATTCAGCACGCGGGCACTTGGAGATAAAGACGCCCGGGCCGTACATCTCTTTGACGGGATGAACTTCGATCTGACAGGCGGCGCATTGCATGAAACCCCACTTTCAATGCTTCGGTTGAATCTCGGACTCACAGTTACAATTCGGGTGGATCGAACCGGGCTCCCCTTCCGGGAAGTCCTCGTTGACGCCAACCGTCTTGCCGTCGAGCCCCGCGCACTCTTCGCAGGCGTTCCCTTCGGCTCGCCAGATGCGTTCTAGTTCGACGCCGGTCTCTTCCTGTATCTGACGCGCCTGCTCGACAACGCCATCGTTGAACGCGCGAGACGTCTCGGTGACGGCGATTCGTTCGAGCGCTGCCGCGTCTACTTCGCCGGTCGTTTGCACGATCTCGGCATAGTTGGACGCGACCCGCTGAGCGTGCCTCGCCTCGGCTTTCGTGATCTCAAAGTCGAGCGCCGCGATCTTCGCCTTAGCTTGCGCGTTCGCGACGTCGGCGCCCGTCTGCATGGCGTCGATGCGCCCATGAACGAGCGCCGCCGTGAGAGCGTCGGTCTTGCGGCTTCTAGGCCACAGCGCCCACAGCCCCACCGCTGCGGCCAACCGGTTCCGGTTTCGCTCCGTTGCCGCTTCGTGCTCCGGACTTGGAACCGCCATCCTTCAAGGTCTCGCCGAGCTGCTTTTGCACTTCGAGCTGCTTGGCGTGCTCATCGTCGGATTTCTTCTGCGCTTCGTCCTCGAGCGTCTTCACGTACTCATCGACGTTGTCGATGTCGCCGTAGAACTCGGCGAGCTTTCCGACTGCCGTGCGCTTCGTAATGAAGCCCGAGTCGTGGTCTTGCTTCGTCTGGTCAGAGACGCGCTTCTGGTCTTCCTCGGTCGGCGGGAAGTATGGCCCCCACTGCGGCGACAGCACCGGCGAGAACCACTGCTTGACCGTGACGGGCTTGCCGGCTTGGTCGTTGCCCTTCGCGACGTCTTGCTCGAAACGAGCGAGGAGCGTCGGGAACTTCGCGAGGCCGGGCAGATACAGCTCGCCGCGGCTCTTATCAGTCGCGAACGACAGCGCCGCGCGCAGCAGCATGTTGACGACCGGCAGAAGCCAGCCGTTCCAGAAGTCAGGCCGCAGCGTGTCGCACGCCGTCGTCTGGCGCTTGTACATCCACGCGAGCGCCTTGCCGGAGATGTTCGAGAGCGAGACCTGCCGGTGACTGCCTTCGCCCATGCTCGCCGGATCGCTACGGACCCAGGAGAATGCGTTTGCGATGATGCCGCGGAGCGCGCTCGCTTCGTCTTCGAGAACCTTCAAGGCCTCGGGCGGCAGCACGAGGTATTCGACTTTCGTTGCCGGATTCGGGTAGCGCCAGATGACGCCGGGGCCGCGTTTGCGTCCCGCAGGGCCGCCGCCGGCCGTTTGCCAGCGCTGATTCTGTTCGCGGGTCGCCGGGTCTTCGAGCACCCGACCGCTGGCGTCCGCGTAGGGCTTCATCCCCTGCGCGGCCTGACCCATCGGCGCCGGGTTCACGTCCTCGGCTACACCCGTTTCGATTGGCTGCGGATCGCCGCAATAGAGCCCCGCGCGGTGCTTCTGCGAAAGCGTGCGGTTCAGCGCGTCGATTTCGTCAAGCTGGCGCTCATGCAGCGAGACGCCGTCGAAGCCGCGATCGGTCGCAACCGTCTTGCGGTGCGCGTACCAGACGACCGGACAGAACGTGAAGCCGTGCTCGGTCTGCGTCTCAGGCGTCCACTCGCCGGGGCCTGGCTCTTCACCGCTCTCATGCGCCTCGATGGGCTTGTAGACAGTGTCGAACTTGTCGTCGATGACGCGGCGATAGAGGAGGCAGCGTTGCTTCCACTTCTTCTCGGCGTCGTTCCAGTACGTGTCGATGTACGGGAATCGGATTTCAAGCTTCGTGACAACAGTGGGCCGCTGCGGATCAAACGTCGGCTCCGCGCTCTTCGCGTGCTCGTTGTCGATCGCCAGCTTGCCGTCACGAACGCAGATGATTGCGGCGACCGAGCGCTCACCGAGCGCCCACGCCATCGCGTCGCGGGCTGTCTGCTCCAGGTTCGCCTGCTTGGCGATATGCTGAATGGCGCGGTCGAGTTCTTCGCTGTCCGTCTCGCTCAGGCCGAAACGTGGGTCGAAGAGGTCGTCGCTCTCGTCAACATGGCTCGTGATGCAAGGGAAGCGGCCCTCGCCGAGACACAAGTCAACGAACGATTCGATCGCGTTCTCGGCAATCGGCTCGACGATGCACGGCGCACGGTCGAGCAGCGGAACGCCGTCAGCGAACCAAGGCGCCAGGCCCGCATACTGCCGACCCTCGACGTAGGCTTCGAGCCTATCGATCCAGCGGTAGCGCGGGGTGAGGTTTTTCTGGAGGACTGCAAACGGGTCGGCCATGGCTCATCCGAAGCTCGTAGCCGTCCACTCGTGTCGAATGTTGGGGGGCGCTCCGAAGCGGGAAAGCAGCGCGTACCGGATCGCGTCCATGGCGTCGTCGTCGCGCTTCTCGACGTCGTCGAGGTAGCGGTCGTCGCGCTTCGGATCTTTCCGGCGCCGATAGGTCTTGAACTCGCGGATGACGTTCGGGCACTTCGCCGAAACGTACAGACGCGCCCACCACTTCGGCTCTTCGCCAGTACGCATGAGCATCGTCGCCACGCGAGCAATGCCCTGGTCGTGCTTGTTATCTCCAGCCTCGACCCACTTGCCGAGCGCGCCGGAGAGCGTCTCTACCGAGGCGGGCTGAGAGGGGTCGCAGAAGAATCGGGCGCGCTGGTACCGCCGCTGAATATCTCGCGCCGCATCCGTCCACCAGTCGAGCACCTTGCCCGGCGTGTAGACTTCCTCGATGACGTGAGCCTGCGCGTCTTCGCCGTTGCCGATGACGCCGATCACAATCATCGCGCCGGCATGTGCGTAGCCCCAGTCGACGCCGACGAGGACTTCGGACCAAACCTGATTCGCGAACGGTTCCCGTACGTGGAAGTTCTCGTCGAAGAGGTCGTAGACGAGGCCTTCGCCGCTATCAAAGTCGCACTCGTACTCGCGGCGGAAGATGTCGGGCGGCGTCGTCGCTTTCACGCGAGCGAGCCACTCCTGGTCGACTTGCGGACTTTCCTCGCTCCGGAGCTTGAAACCGTCGAAGCCGGGCTCTTTGCCGACAAGCGAGAACGTCGCGTAGAGCGATCCGTATCGACCGCGGAGAGGCGTGCCAAACTTGGCGTGCTCGAAGTTGCGGCCCACTCTGGAAAACGTCGGTGTGATGACCGCGTGCTCGGTAGCTGGGTCGATCAGGTCCGTCTCGTCTTGGATGATTCGCGTGAAGCGTTGGCCGCGGATGCCGCCCGCGTTCTCGGTGCCCCACGTCGTGAAGCGTGAGCCGTTCGCATAGGTGGCGGTCAGCTCGGTGCGGTTCGGCGGACCACGAAGAGAGCCACGAAGCGCACCCTCGAAGTCGTCGAGCAGCGCCGGCCAGAACACCTGCCGCGCCTGCTTGAGCGACGGCATGATGAGCCCGACGTGCGCGCCAGGTTGGTTCAGTCCGCCGGTATGAATCAGCGACCGAGCCAGGAAGCTTTTGCCGCTGCCACGGCCGAGCGGGAACGTGCAGACCACGCCGGGCCGCACCATCTGAAACGCTCGCGACTGGTGACGGTCGAGCGTGAACTCAAGCGCCATCGATGTCAGGCTTCGGAGGCGGCGATTCGACCGTGAGATTCACGATCACGGAAGGGCCTGTGTCGGTCGCGGTCGGCTCGGCAGCCTTGCGCACGAGCGTCAGGACTTTCGTGCCGTCCGCGATGCCTCGGAGGTACTGCGGTCCCGGGTCCTGAATGGTGACCTTCGACGCGCCACCCGGCAGATCCGAGAGCACCGACTCGGGTCCCGCCTCGAGTCGGTCGTACGCGATCTCGAGCGCGCTCACGAGCATGCGTTCGGCGTCGGGAAGCGCGCGGGCATACATAGCTGCGCGGGCTTGCGTGAATTCCGGGTCAGCTTGAGCCCGTGTCGCGAGATCTTGCCCTGTCCGTTCCGGTATCTTCGCCTGTCTCGCCGATGCTCGGATGTTTCCCGTTCGCAGGTAGTGCGTCCGAAACACAATCTCCACGTCGGCCGGTGTCGGCACGCCGTTCATTTTCGCTGCTCCTACTCGCCATCGCCCGTTGCGCTCGGCGTCAGCTTGCGAGTGTCTTGCTGCTACTTCAGTCGGCTACGGCGGAATGCCGCGCCATCGTTGGCGGGATGCTCCGGCTTCTCACCAGAGTGTCGAGTCGTTCCGTTGGTTCCGGACGGCCCGTTGCTACGACTACCAGCGAAACAGGCTGGCGACGGCTGTTCCCCGTCGAGGGCATCCCAAATCTTTTCCCGTCACGCCTTGCGCGCGGTCTTACGAAGCGCCGGCAGCGTCCAGAGGACAGCGTCGTTTGCCTTCGCTTGCGCCTTGGCACCGCAGGAGTACTCGACGGTTATGGAACCATCGGGGCAACCGGTGACGATCGCTCCTGCTGTCGGAAACCCGAACGGGTCACGTTCTGTGTCGTCCATCTGTCACGCCTTCCCTGCGCTCGCGACAATCGTCTCGGCTTCCGTCGCGTCTCGGCGCTCGCTGGAAGGTTTGCGTCGTCGCTTCGTCGGCGATGTCGCTACCGATCCCGTTGGGGTGCGGTGTGCGTCGAAGTCGTCTTGGATTTGCTGGCGAAGCGATAGTCGCGGCGGGAGGTCGAGCCACATCGTGAGCTGTCACTCTGCGGCTGCTCTGGAATTCTGAGCGGGCGCGCGAGGGGTCTCTACTCTTTTGGCTTTCCCGTGTGCCGTTCCGGGCTTTTCCGGGCCTACGATGAGCGTCACTCTTCGCGCTAGTTGGCGCACACTTTCCGCAATGGTCTCGTCTCGTTGCCACAGTTCGTCGAGGCGCGGCTCCACCTGCGAGGCAACATGCGTCGACACGCTTTCGGCTATTTTCGCGTCAATCGACCCCAGATAGCTCTTCATGTCGCGTTCGAGTTGCTCCACTTTCGACTCGAAAAGCTCGGGACAATGACGGCGGAGAAGGCTCCACGTGATTCGGCACTTAGGCCGCTTCGTGCCTTGGAGGCGAATCATGATTCGGGTGCCGGCTTCGGACTCTTTGGCGAGCAAGACGCCGCGTAGCCGTCTCCCGCGCGGTCCCGCCATGCCGAGCCGTTGCTGGGCTTGCGGGAGCGACAGCAGCTCGCCGGGGTCCCGGGGCGGTCTCACTGGAGCGCCTCGCCTCGGAGAAGCCGATCCGCTCGCTCGGTGAGGTCGCTCCTCGCCTCCGGGTGGACGGCCGCGTTCCATGCTTGACACGCGCGACGGTAGAGCTCTTGCGCCTGCACCTTTGCGGCCGCGAACTGGAGTTTCTTCGTCGCGTCGTTGTGCTCGATGGCTGCCGAGTATTCGTTCGCGAGGAGCGCCACGGCGGGGAGTCCGGTCGGGTTCTTTCGGAGCAGCTTCTTTCCGGCTTCCGTGAGCGGGTAGATGGGAAAGAGCGAGTTGCCTCCTTCCTCGCTGTCCGAGTCGGGGCCGAACTTCGCACCGATTACCGCCACTGCCTCGGGCCACACCTCGCGCAATGCGGCGATACATCGGAGGATCCGCCCGACCGTGAGCAGGTCGACGTCGATCGTCGTGTTCGGTACCCGCCCGTGCTTGCTGGATCCTGTCGGGCGCACCGTCACCGGCCCCGTCGGGCGCGTCTGCTTTCGTAGCGCGACGATGCCTCGGCCGCCGCACGACACGCAGTAGTCGCCGCTCATCTGCGGGATTTCGGCCTCCACTTTCGCGGCGATCTCCTCGCCCATGAGGAGCGAGAGCGCTTCGTTCTGCTCGCGCTTCTTCTTTGGCTTCCGCACGGGCATGAACCCGCTACCGGCGCGGCCGTCCTTCTCGCTTCCCCCGCAGTCCTCGCAGGGCTTTGAGCCGCCCGCCGTCGTGAACAGCCGCTCTAGCTGCTGCCCCCAGTTGCTCCCGTTGCAGCCGGAGAGCCCTCCGCTTCGGAAGTACACCCGGAGCGCCCTCGCGTCGGAGGCGGGCATGTGGATCGACGCGGACGAGAAGTCCACCGGGATGCCGGCGGGTGAGGTCGGATCTGTTTGTGTCGCGTTCACTGTGCTAGCCTTTCGTGAATCCCCGCCAAAGGACTCGGGAAGGCCAGCTCTCACGGGCTGGTTTTTTCGTTCATGCGCTCTAGCGCAACGGCAATCCGCTCCATGAACCCGGAGAGCCGGGCCGTTCGCGTCATCCACCGGATTGCATCCTTGATGCCCTTGGCTTGGTTACATCGCTGGCATGACGGGACGACGTTGTAGATCGTGTTCTCGCCGCCGCGCGAGAGCGGGACCACGTGCTCGATGCATTCGTAGTCCGGTTTACCTCCGCAATAGGCGCACTCGCCGCTGAAGCACCAGCGCCATGCCTCCCACTGTTCGACCTTCAGCACACCCGGGCGCTCGGTGTCCTGTGCGCGGATGTTCTGACCAACCACGAGCCGAGTTGTACGGAGCGGATGCTCTTTGCTCCTACGACGGGCGCGATCTCGCATCCTGGCGCGCCGGCTTCGCTCTCCCATGAACGCCTCATAGTTGGTCTGACGTAATCGGTCTTCGCCGTTCGCGTCCACTTCGTACGTTCGGTATGCAAGCTCTTCTGCCGCGCATGCGCCGTCCGAGAAATCAAGCGGGCGCGTCACTTCCGATTCACGCGGATCGTTGTGCTCCTCGGCGACTATCTCATGATCGAAGTTGAGTTTTCTTTTCATCCCTTTTCCCTTCCACACTCCGCGCAAACGATCGCCCCGTCGATTCTCACGTCCACGTTCCCTCCGTCCCGTCCGTTGCCATCCACACGAACGGCGCGTGAACGCGCGTCGTGATCGTCGCGACCGTGCGCATCACGTTCTCTGCCACCGTGAGTGTCGCGGCGAGTGAGTGCATGATGACCGCGCCCGTCGCATAGTCGGCCCCGGCGCCCTCGACGGCATACGGCGCCGTAGTTTCCGTCACTTCGCCGATCGACACCGACCAGAGCCGTTCGCCTCGCGCGAGGATCAGACCGTAGCCGTCGTCCTTCTGGTCGAGATCGATGCGTCGAACGAGCTCAGCTATTCGTGCCGCAACTTCGGCAATCCTGATCGCGTAGTCGTGCAGCTGCGCGGGAGAGTCGTCGCCCGGGAACGGCACGAACTGAATGGCGTCGAGTGTTCGTTTCTTTCCCGCGAAGCCTGCCACCCAGCCGTCTGCACCCCAGAGCTTCGGCGTCTTCAAGGTTCCGATCTCGTCGCCGCGCCACGCGCCCGTATCGGCGCAGACGATCGCGCGGTTCTTGATTGGATCACGTAGTCCGAGGATGAGTGTCACTTCGCCGTCTCCGTTTCCGTTCGGGGCGTGAACATTGAGCAACCGAAACTACCGCGCGTCAGTAGCTCCGAGTTCCCGTACTCCGCGACGTCGGCCACGAACGCGCCACGCTTGTCATCGAGTCCGTTGCAGACGCCGAAGCCGCCAGCGTCAGGCTTTCCCCAATGCGCGCACCGGTCGCAGCGGACCGACACGAACTCGCATTCGGTTCCGTTCTCTACCTCGCGAAATACCGCCAGCACGAGACGCGGATTCGTGTTCTCGCGCTCTAGCGTTGCCTCGATTTTCGTGAGTTCGTCGAACGTGGTAAAGTGGCTCACGTCTCATCTCCACTTGCCGCTCGCTTGCGGTCGATGAGGGAGCGGGAGGCGGGATTCATCTTCGGGTCCTGCCTCGGCGCCCACTGCTTGCCGTCGAGTTTCAGGATGCGGCGGCATGTCGGACAGTCGATGTCGCCGAGGATTGTCGTCGTCTCGCCGACGCTGCGGAGGTCGCAGAGTGGGGCGGGTAGGGCGTTGATGGCGGGTGGGATGCCCCTAAAATGCATCACGAGGCCTTCGCTTTCTCGAAGCACGACACCAGCCGCCCCGGCGACGTCTGCCCCTCCACGAGCCGCCTAGTGACTGCCTCGCCGTACTTCGACCGTAGCTCGTCCAGGCCCAGGCCGGTCGTCGTCCAGGTCACCAGGCCAGTCTCATAGCGCGCGTGGATGACGTCGATGATTTCGCACGGGTCACGCTCTAGCCCCAGATCGTCCAGGACCAACACGAGCGCCTTCCTCGCGTCGACAAGATCCGGCGGCTCACCTTCTCCGAGTGGATGCCACTTAGCGCACGTGGCGAGCGCTCGTTTCAGCGCAATCCGGGACTGCTTCTTCCGCGGGCTCACGATCGCGACGGCCGGATCGTCGCCAGGGCCGCACCGCGACAGATCGCCGACGAGCATCCGGTGGAGGCCGAACATCGAGCAGAGTTGCGTCTTGCCCGAGTCGCGCCCGAAACGGAGCACGATCATTCGTCTCGCTCCGGCCGGCACGTGGGTGATCCCGCCGAAGATGTCCCGCTCGAGCTGCGTCTCCGGATCCGCGCCGTCGAACGCCACGCGTGCCGTGGCGTGCTGCGCCTTCGTGAGCCGGAGCCCCATGCGCCCGTAGACGCGACGAGTCCAGTCCGTGAAGCGCGGCGGCACCTCGCGGACGTACGGCTCGAGGATCTCTGAGACGGCTTGCGTCACTCGCCCATCTCCCGGATCGCCTTCACGACTAGATCCTGAATCCACTTCGTCACCGGGGCACCCGCTCGAGCCGCGCCGTACGTCGCGCAGAGGTACTCGCCCTCGGTGAGACGTATGGTCACGACGCGATGGCGGGGGACGGCCGCTGGGAGCGCGCCGGGCTTGCGGGGCGGAGGTGGGCCCGCTCGCGTCTCTCCGTCGAGCTCGTCGAAGTGGTCGTCGTCGCTCACGGCGTCGCCTCCGGCTCGAGCGCAGGCAACGTCGCGCCGCACTTCTCGAGCAGCTCGCGAAAGCGAGGATTCCGGAACGCCTCCCGCATCTGCTCTTCCTCCTGCTCGGGCGTCGGCTTCCCCTCAGGCGGCTCGTCGTCGTCCCCGCCCTTCGGTTGCTGCATCCGCGTCCGCGCGTAGAGCAGGTCGCGCGCCGCGCCGCTCCGGACCTTCGGGCTGGCGCTGTGCATCATTTCCTCGAGTACACGGAGCGCCTTCACCTCGAGCTGCTCGGACATAGCCAGCGGGTCGCCGACGGGAACGGGGTCGTAGGGCGAGATCGGTGCCTCCCCGCGGGGGTACTTCGGCGGCCGTGGGGCGTCGGCTTTCCGTGCGCCCGCGCGCGCGAGCTTCGGCTTGGCGGCGTCGGTCACGAGCCACGCTCCGGAGGTGCGCCACGCTGACCCCTCACGATTCCTCTTGACATATGGTCAGCAAAGTTTGCTGGATCGCGCGGTCTCTGGTCGCCTCGATTCCACCACCGACGAGCACCCCCACGGTCGATCAGCCGCTCTCGCACCGCTCGCACGTGGTCGACCCAGCACAACGCGACCACGAAGCGCTCGACCACCGCCGGATCGAACCACTCGCACGAGCCGTCGCTGTGCAGCGTGACAAGGGCGCCGGCGATCACGATCGCGCCCCCAGAGCCTTCGCGATCACGTCCGACCTCACCGCTGCCGTACGCTCATCGGCCCGCCGAGCAAGGGCCCCCGCGAGCATCCGCAACGCGCCCTGCACCTCCGGAACGAGCGTCGCAGCGTCGGCCCATTCGTTCGCGAGCCTCGCGGCCTCCGTGAGCCCGAAGCCTTCGCCGATCGTCTTCGCGTCCTGCAGCGACTTGCGTATCTCTTCGACCGTCATCGCTAGCTGAACCTCATCGTCGGTCCGTGAAACGTCGCCGTGACCGTCCCAAGCCTCCCGTTCCGGTGCTTCGCGATCGCGATCTCAACGTCCTCGGGCGGCGACGCATCCGTCTCCGGCGGTCGATCCTTCTGGTAGTACGCGGGCCGAAACGGAAAGAGGATCCCGTAGGCGTCTTCCTCGAGCGAGCCCGACGCGCGAAGGTCGCTCATGTTCGGCCGCTTGTCGGGCCGCTTCTCGACGTCGCGGTTCAATTGCGCGAGGTCGACGACGACGCACCCGAACTCACCCGCGATCCCGAGGTTCGCCTTCGAGATGCGCGTGATCTCCTGCTCCGCGCTTTCTCCGCGCTGTCGCTCGCCGTTCATGATGTGCACGTGATCAACGACGACGAGACCGAGTTCGAGGTGACTGCCAAACTCCCGTTTCAGCGTCGCGAATTCTCGGCGCACCGCTGAGCGAACGTCGGTGACCGTCGCGCGCGGCGCGTGGACGACGCTCATCGGTCGCTTCCGGAGGGGCTCGACCTGTCCAGCCATCGCATTCCAGTCTTCGTCTCGCATCGTCTTCGGGCTCTTCAGCCGCCCGAACGGGATCCCTGATTCCTGCGACATCACGCGAAGCATGAGTTGCCCTCGCGGCATCTCGATCGACACGAGGATCACCGCGAACCCGATCGCCGCGACGCTGAGCGCGATCCCAAGTGCGAGCGCGCTCTTGCCCATGCCGGGGCGTCCCGCGATCGTGTACTTGTTTCCCATCGCGAGCCCCCCGTCGAGGAGCTCGTCGAGCGGTCCGATCCCCGTCGAGAGCGTGTAGATCGTGCCTTTCTGGCCGTTCTTCTCGGCGGCTAGATCGTCGACCAGTTTCGGCACGAGCCGCTTGAACGTGCCATCCTCGTCCTCGCGCCGCGTGAACGTCGACTGCTCGAGCACACGCGCCTCGATGCTCTGCCCCCACTCGATCGGATCGTCCGTGGTCGTGAATCCTTCGGCGACGCCGAGCTGCAGGAGCGCGACCAGCCGTCGGCGGTAGCCGAGCTTCGCGACGACGAGTGCGTGCCCCTCGACGTGCGCGGTCGCTGGCGTCGCGTCCTGGATCTGCGCCAGGTATTTCACGCCGCCGACCTGATCGATCCGGTTCTGCTGTTTCAGCCACGACGCGACGAGTACCGAGTCTGGCTTCTGGTTCTCCGCCGCGAGCGCCTCGATGGCTCGAAAGATCCAGCGGTTCGCGTCGGCGTAGAAGTCCGAGGCGCGCACGAGTCCGACGACGGTCCAGTACCGATCGCCGTCGAGCAGGAGTGCCGATAGCACCGCGGCCTCGGCGTCGAGGTCGTGCGGGGGAACGCGCGTCGAGTTCTCGGTCACTGGGCGGCTCCCGGGACGCCTTCGGGGTCGGCGCCTGCCGCAGCGAGCACGAGGGCGCGCGCGGAGCTCAGTGGGTCAGGGCGGCCCTCCGCGGCGGCACGTTCGCGGGCTTCGCGTCCGAGACGTTCGGCTTCGGCGCGGCGGGCTTCGAGCTTCGCTTGGGCTTCGGCGCGGCGGGCGGTGACTTCGGGGGATTCGGGGGGCGGCGCCGTTGTCGCTATCGG